GTTTTGGTGCTTCTTCTTCTTGAGATATTTCTACCTCTGGAGTTGCACCGAAAAAAGTTGGAAATTGTTTACGCATAGCGTTATCAACTTCATTGTAATATTCTTCTGATTTACTAGCAGGGTCTATGCCTTGTGCTTGTAAACTCTGATCTACATACATTGCATAAGAGGTCATTTCTTTGTGTACGGGTTCACTACCCATAAACCAAGGATTTTTTTGTGACCATACTTGCATTTCAGGGTCTGGTTGTGCAGGTTGATATTCAGGTTGTGGTAAATTTTGTGCTATTTGTTGTTGCAGATTTGCAGCCATATTATTTGACTGTTGTTCTGCTAATGTAGCTTTAGACAATAACTCTTGAGCTTTTGTCATATCTTCTGCATTACCTTCTTCATAAGCTTTTTGAAAAGCAGCTTGTGCATTCTTTTTAGCCCACAAAGCATTGTTATGTGCCTGTTTATTTAAAACCTGACCACCTTGGTCTACAACGGCTTGCAACCTTTGGTTTTCAGCCATAAGTGTTTGTAATCTTTGAACGGCTTCAGCAGACTCTCTAGTAGCTGCTTCTTTAGCTCTACGTTCTTCGTGATACTCGTATTTAATTTTAGCTATTCTTTCACCAGCTCTTTTACTGTAATCAGATATTTCTTTATCTACAGTTTCATCATCTACATCTGGTGATGTGTCTTCTGCTTTAGCAGGTCTACGATCTTCTTCAGGAGTATCATCAACAACCTCTACTTCTAATTCTTCAGGTATTTGGTTGTCTATTTCTGTTTGTTTACCAAAAAATTTATCCTCTGTTGATTGAGGAACAGTTTCTGGAATATTCGGTTCTTCGTTTATTATTTCGGTATCACTCATGCTCTAACTACTCCTGTAGGATCATCAACTACTGCTTCCACAGTATCGTCATTAATTAAACGAAACTCTTGTCCATACATTTTCATGCGAGTGCCTGAGTAGCCACGAAATACCACCCAGTCTCCAACTTTACACCAAGGTCCGCTAGGAAATCTTTTAGTGTCGTTGTAGCATTCTGGTCCTAACTTCATAACGTATCCGCAAATATTACTTACTTCTTCGTCTTTTATAGTTTGGGAGGCTTTTACAATACCACCATCAGTTTTTTCTTCTGCTCTAGGCATTGCTACTAATATTCTCCAACCCGCAGGTTCTGGTAGTTGTGATTTAGTTTCGTTGCTTATATCAGGTGCTTTAACGCTTTCTGGTTCAGGTATTTTTACTTCTGCTTTACTCATATTTTTTGCACGACTTTAAGGAGTCGAGTTCCTATTCTGTAAGAACCTTTTCGACATAATCTAAAAGTTCTCGCTCTGCAAGGGCTAAACCCTCGATAATGCCAGTCATCTTCTGATACTCGTTATAATCTTTACAAGCTCCAGAAGCTAAATGATCAGCATGTTCGTTCATCATACCACGCAGCTTAATCTTCAGATGTTCTGAGAGTGATAGCTGAGTGATATCATTATTCATTCTTATTGATATCTTTTCCTATATTTAAACCAATGTCAATACCCTTTTGATATTGTTCTCTTTCGGCTTTATCTTCAAGTTGTTTATTTGCAAGCAAATCGCTAGCAGTTGCTTGACCAATTCTAGCTCCAGCTATTTCTGCTTGTGTAGATATTCTTTCACGTTCTATTTCATCTCTATTAGCTGCTTTCGCTGCTTCTAGTTCTAATTTAGCCTGACCTTCTTGTGCTTTACGTTGAAGCTCACCTTCTTTAATAGCCACTTCTCTTTCTTTCATTTGAATAAGTGGGTCTTGCCTTTGTTGTTCAATTCGTTCCTGTTCGGCTCTTTGTTGTGATGTACCAAGAACTCTTTGTGCTGCTTCAGCTACTAGGGCTGATATACGCTTCTCAACATCTGCTGGTAATGGCTCACCTTCTGGTGGAAGCTCAACACCCATTTCTTGTTCAACTTGTTTTCTAAATTGCATTGTAAGATGTTGATTTACATAATCAGAAGCTGCTGCAAGTATAGTAGGAGCTTTTGGACTCTGTTGTACTATTTGCATTATTTCTGGATTCTGTTGTGCAGAAGCTACTGTAGCTATATGGGCTTCGTGATCTTGCTCTATGAACGCTTTAACAGGTTTACCATTAATTAAGTTTTGTACTGCTGTTACAGGATCAACTGCTTTAATATCATCTGAATCTGGAACAATAGCATCTACATCTTCTATACCTAATACTTCAAGCATTTGTCTGTGTAGTTCAGGTAAGTTATACATCTCAGGAGATGATTGTGCCAATTGCATTGCAGCTTGATACTGCATAATTCTTTGAGCCATTGTTGCTGCATTCGGATCAGATACAGGCAATATATCTACTCTGTTATCAAAGTCTGATCCTTTAATAAATTCTTCTTCATCCATTTCATAAGGGTATGAAGGCTCAGTAAAGTCTTTAACTATACCTACTAAGATATCAAACTCTTTTCTCATAGAGGCATGAAGTCTAGCTTGTACCGCACTCATAACTTTTTGGTTACGCTCTAATAAAGCAAGTGTAGTTCCTACTGGAGCTTGGTTATTCATGTCAGATATCTTCATATCAGATATGCTGGCAAACCTTCTACCCTCTTCAACTATGTTTTGTAAAAGTTGATATAGAGTTCCTGATGGTTCTTTGTATGGTAAAAACGTAATATTGTCTCTGATAGCACCACCAGGTACATCTACATCTCTAAACTCTCCAGGCATAATGGGGGTATCATCGCCTTTAATTCGGAGTCCTCTCGCTTTAAGTCCTCCAGGGAGATTAGATAATGTTCCTGCATCTACAAGTTGTCTAAGAATAGATGTGGCTGATTTAGCTAAACCACCTACCATATGTATTAAACCAAATCCATAAAACCCTAAACCTGGTAGGTATTGATAATGAACAAAGTGCATTCTTCTAAGTTTGTTTGCATCATCTTCGTAATAGTTTCTACGAATACTTAATATAATTCCGCTTGGATAATCTATTGTTACAACATAAGGTATAGCTATACCTGTTTGTTCGCCTTGACCATTAGTATCCTCAAACCCTTCTAGGTCTAAATCTACTTGCATTTCTAATATAGTATGGCTTTGATCGTAGTTGTAAGTGTCTTGTTCGCCTGTTATATCGTTATACTTTTTAGTTATATCAGAAGTATTTTGTGATCCAGCAGGTAGTTCTATATCTCTATAGAATCCATTCACCTGCATTTTTCTAACAGCATTAGAAGACTTACGCATTACATGGGTAGCTCGTTCACAAGTTTCTAAATCACTAGCACCATAATTAACTACAACATCTTCTGCTGGTACAAATATAGAACTGGGTCTATCTAAGCTAGGATCAAAGTAAACTTTACGAAAGGCTGAACCAGCAAGAGGTAATGAAAATAACATCTTTTCTGTTTCAGTTCTGTATTCTGACATTTCATATGTCAGTAAGTAATTTAAATAGTCTTGTACTCTTCTTGCCTGTTTTTCTTTATCGTCAGTTATCTTGCCAACGATTTTAGTTTTCACAGGTCCTTGAGCTGGAAACATTTCCGTAATTGATTGTGACTGGAAACGGATGACAGCTTCTGAGAGCATTGGGTGAAATACTCCACAAGCACCAGCCCAAGGTTGTGTTCTTTCTTCTATCTTTAATCCTAGTTGATCTAATCCTTTAGTGTAAGTTTCTTCCCAATCTGCACGAGACTCTTTATCTCCGTTATATGCACTTACTAATTCATTACCTAATTCCATTAGGACATCATCATCCATGAAGTCTGCTAGGTTAGAATCAAATCCTTCATCACCTACAGGTGAAGCATTAGGATCAAAATCTATAATCATGCCACCATCATCAGTCTCAATAGCTACTGATTCTGGGTTTTCTATTGCTATGCTTATATCTGCTTTCTCTGGGTCTTGTTCAATCAGACCATCTACAGGTGTAGCGGGTTGTCTTTCTATTGCCATTTAATATCCTAATAATAATTTGCAGTACGATTATGCTCCAAAGGTTCTTCTTCTTCGTCAGAATGCAATGAAACAAAACCACCTTGTCTGAATCTTAACAGAGCTTGCGTAGTGCTATCAACTAAATCATCATGCTCCATATTTGGAAATCCAGCAAATTGTTCTATTGTTTCTTCAGCCCAACGAGTTTCTGGAGCCCAAACCACACCAGAAGCAAATAGATCAGATACTGCATTTACTCTTGATATCTTATCGTTACCTCGGCTAGGAGTGTATTCTTGTACAGGTATTCCCATTGCCCTTAACTCAAAGATCAAAGGCATACCTGCTGCTTTAGCTTCTACTATAAACGCATCAGGTGTATAGGCTCTGTACTTCTCCATAGCCATTTTCTTTAACTCAGGAAACTCTAGCCTTTCTTGATACGCATCTAAGAGTATTAAATTAGGTGCTAGCATTCCGTCATCATCTTCTAAATAAAAAACACCCCACGTTGTGCAAGCAGAAAAGTCAGCTCTTTGATTCTTCATAAAAGCTGTATCCCATGATTGGATAACAAACTCGCATTGCGGGGGGTTTCTCCCTTCCCAAATCTGCCACCAGTCTCTTTTGACTAATGCACCCTCTTCTGAAGTAGGGTCTTGTTGATATTGAGCCATCCATTTACTATTGGGTAGCTCGGCTTTCAAAGCCTGTAATTCTTCCATCTTCCAGAACTCAGCCCACAAAGGACTACCTGAAGGCATAATGGCAGGAAGTTCTATAACTTCCCATTGGTCTGCACCACCACGTTTAATGCTAGCATCTACCACTTGTCCTGTTAAATCTTTATTGTGCCATCTAGTCATTACTACAACGATTGCACCATTTGGTTGTAAACGCTGTCTCGGACCAGATGTGTACCACTCGTATGTTCTATTAAATACGTTTATATCGGCACTCGCACCTTCTTGTTCTGAATGGGGATCGTCAATGATTAGGAGGTCAGCACCTTTACCAGTAACCGCACCACCTACCCCTATCGCAAAATAATCACCACCTTG